GATTTAATTAAGAGGAAATAATATGTCACAACAAATACCTACAATGTTTGTATCTCAATACAGCAAAAAGAAACCTACACTTCTTGCACAGCAAACTGGCAAAGCCAAGCAAACTGGTAAGAAGAAAAAGAAGAAACCTTATGGCAAAAGTAAAGTTCGATCTAAATAAATTACCTCACGAAAGAATACCTAAGAAAACTTCTATAGGTCGTAGACCAAAAATGTCTAGCATGAATAAGTCTAAGAAGAGATCCTTAAAAAAATATAGAGGTCAAGGTAAATGATTGATAGATTATTATATAGATTCTTTGCTTGGATAGACTCATGGGTAGAGTGGGTTGAAAAACAATTTCAAAAATCTAAAAAGAAAAAGAAAAAGAAACTTAAAAAGGTTATTACTGAAGAACAATGGATTAAGAAAATGGTAGGTAAAAACAAATGAGAGATACAAAAACATTAGAACAATACAGCAAAAATGCACAAAAGAAATTAAAAGAAATGAATCTATTTAAATCTCTTAAAAAAGAAGTTAATGTAGGTGCTAATGGAACTCAAGATTATGTTATTAAAAAAGGTATCAACAAAGGTAAAATTGCTAAATGAAAATATCAGAAAACACTTCAGTATCTTTACCAATAAGAAATTTACTTGCCATTGTAGGTGCTGTGGCACTAGGTGTTTGGGCTTATTTTGGCATTGTTGAAAGATTAAACTTATTAGAGACAGCAGATAAACTACAACAACAAGATTTACTAGAAGCATCAGCACAACGACCTATAGACCAAGAACAATTTTTATTATTAGAACATATTGCAGAGGGTTTAGAAAAATTAACTCAACGAGTGGACAATATGATGAATAATAAAGTTAATATTGAACGACTTCAAAAAGACTTTGAAAGACTTTACATTGATGTTGAAAAACTAAAAGATTCAGTTCGTTCTAATATAGGTAAATTAAATGGCGATCACTAAACTAGTATTTGCATTGTGTTTATTTATTAATGGTCAATTAGTTGAGCATAGAATACAAGATAGTTTATCAACTTGTTTAAAGATGAAACGAGAAGCTAGTCGTAATATGGATATGGCTAATAAACAGTTTATGTGTGGCGAAGTACAAGCTGAAATAGAAACTAATATTGATGGAAGCGAAACTATTAAGAAAATAATTAATAATAAGTAATTTATGAGTATAACTATGATAGATTTATTTTATAACTTTATTGTGAGAATATGCTATAGGTTAATACATTGGGCAACTGGGAGAAAATACAAACGAAAGAATAAATGAAATTTATATTAGCTTTTACAATCTGCTCTGCAATCACAGGCTTTTGTAATAATACTGTTACAGTTAATCCACCATATAATACTTGGACAGAATGTGTAATTGCTGGTTCTGAATTAACTATTAGATTTGCTGAATTAAAAGAAGAACAAATTAACAAAGAAAAATTATATATATCTTATTTCTGTAATGAAAATAACCCTAACAAAACCCCAACTTAAAGTCAGTACATCAAAAGCAAGGTTTAGAGTTCTTATATCAGGTAGAAGATTTGGGAAAACTTATTTAGCTGTTACTGAAATGATGAAGTATGCGTGTCAGCCAAACAGAAAGATTTGGTATGTAGCACCAACATTTAAAATGGCTAAAGAAATTGTATGGGGAACTCTTAAAGAAATGCTTAATCAATTTAACTGGATTGAAGATATTAACGAAACTACTATGACTATCACAATTAGACAATCCAATAGTCAAATATCTCTTAAAGGTGCTGACAACTATGATTCACTTCGAGGTACAGGATTAGACTTTTTAATATTAGATGAGTTTGCAGATATAGATAAACGAACATGGTATGAAGTATTAAGAGCATCAGTATCAGATCGATTAGGTCATGTATTATTTTGTGGTACACCTAAAGGTTATGGTAACTGGAGTTATGAACTTTACCTAAAAGGAAAACAAGATAACGATTGGGAGTCTTTTCAATTTACAACAATACAAGGTGGAATGGTTACACCTGAAGAAATAGAACAAGCTAAACAAGATATTGATATTAGAACTTTTAGACAAGAGTTTGAAGGTACATTTGAAAACTATGCTGGTGCAGTTTATTATAACTTCCACCCAGTTGATAATGTTGTTAAGCCTAGAGAGATTGATTGGACTAAACCTTTACATCTTGGAATAGACTTTAACGTTGACCCAATGTCATGTTGTGTTGCTCAAATTGAAAAAGAAAAGATATATTTTATTGATGAAATAGTTATTTATGGAAGTAATACAGATGAATTAGTACAAGAAATAAGAGATAGATATGGAAGTAAATCACAAATAATTTGCTATCCTGACCCAGCTTCTAAACAAAGAAAAACATCTGCTGGTGGTCGAACTGATTTAAGTATCTTACAAAATGCTGGTTTTAAAGTTAAAGTTAAACATAAACACCCAGCTATTAGAGATCGAGTCAATGCAGTTAATAGTAGGTTAAAAGATTCTAAAGGAGAAAGACATATTTTTGTTTCACAATCTTGCAAAACTTTGATAAAAGGATTACAACGACAAATATACAAGGAGAATACAAATATTCCTGACAAGGAAGATGGATTCGATCATATGAATGACGCACTAGGATATATGATTGATTATTTAAAACCATTAACCACACAGGCTAATTTTAACTCTCCTACAAGATGGACAATGAAATAGATTATGGCATACACTAGAGATCAAGCAATCGCAGTACATAAAGATTATCAAGAGACAGTTAATAATTGGGAGTATTACATTAGATCATACAATGGTGGCTATGATTATATGGTTGGTCAATATCTTCATAGATATAATTTAGAATTAGATAACGAATTTAATCAAAGATTAGCAAACACTCCATGCGATAACCATTGTAAAAATATCATTCAAATTTATTCATCATTTTTATTTAGAGTTAGACCAAGTAGAGATTTTGGTTCACTAGCTGATGAACCATCAATTAATAATTTTTTAAAAGATGCTGACTTAGAGGGTAATAGTTTAAATGCTGTAATTAAACAGGCTCAAAATTATGCTTCTATTTATGGTCATTGTTTTATGATTTTAGATAAGCCTAATGTTACTACAAATACTAGAGCCGAAGAATTAGAACAAGATATTAGACCATACTTATCAATCGTTACTCCTGAAAATGTTTTAGACTGGAATTATGAAAGACAATTAAATGGTAAGTACGAATTAAACTATTTAAAAATCCGAGAAGAAGTAGATAGACAAGGTGGTACATACATGAGAGTTTGGTATCCTGATAGAATAGATACCTTGTATATGCCAGAAAGAGAAGAACCTAGAGTTATAGATACTGTAGATAATATGATTGGTAAAATACCAGCAGTTATTTTATACAATTCTAAATCTCACAAAAGAGGAATTGGTCAATCAGATTTAACTGACATAGCTGATTTACAAAAAGCTATCTATAACGAATATTCAGAAATGGAACAGTTAATTAGATTAACAAACCACCCATCATTAGTTAAAACTCCGAGTGTTAATGCTTCTGCTGGTGCTGGTGCTGTTATTGAAATGCCTGATGAACTTGAGCCAAACTTAAAACCATATTTATTACAACCATCTGGTCAAAACTTACAAGCTATTATGGAATCAATTAATAACAAAGTTGAATCTATAAATAGAATAGCACATACTGGAGCAGTTAGAACTACTAAAACTGGAATATCATCTGGTGTTGCATTACAAACTGAATTTGAATTATTAAATGCTAGACTATCTGAAAAAGCTGATAACTTACAAATAGCTGAAGAACAATTATTTAGATTATATGCTATGTTCCAAAACACAGTATTTGATGGAGAAATAAATTATCCTGATAGTTTCAATATCAGAGATTACGCAACTGATTTAATGTTCTACCAACAAGCTAAAGCAATCAATGTTCAATCTCCAACATTATCAAAAGAAATTGATAAAGAGATTGCAAGAGCAGTAGTAGATGATGATGAGAAGTTAAATCTAATCTTTGATGAGATAGATATTAAAACAGAAGTTGGAGAATTTACTCAAGACGAAGTTACTGAAGTCGATCAAGAAGTAGCTAGAGAGCAGATATAAAAAAGGCGACCATTAAGATCGCCTCT